ATTCAGAATAAAAGGATATGAGCATTTAGAAGTTACTCAGTCAGGAATTATAAAAAACACTAAAACTGGAAGATTAAAAAAACTTTGTTTAAATGGTTATTCAAAAGGTATATGGGTGACAAATAATAAGTTTTTAACAAATCCAAAAAAATATTTAGAACCAATACCTAAAAATGAACATTGCCCATTTTCTAATGGAACTATTCGTATTAATTGATAATTAATTTGTATATTTACAGCTATTAAACTAACAAGTTTTAGATACTTCTTTGGAACTGGTTTTATATTCTTCCCCGAATTACAATAAGAACCAACATTATATATTTTAATAATTTTAAATAAAGCATTTATATGCTTCAAACTGTTACTTTCCAAATTGTAACAGATGTTATTGGTCAGCCAATTTATCACACTCATTTTATTTCTGAAAATGAAAATAGAAATGGTGTTAATGTTTTGGTTGAAAGTTTAACGCATAGATAAAAAAATAATTATGTCAGAATACGCTCAAATTGAGATTTTAGGTACTGAAAAAGGTATTGAAAGAAAGAAAATCAACTTAATTAATCCTAAAAAGGAGAATGTTTTAAAAAAGGCTCAATCTTATTTCTCTATAGATGAAAAGAAAATAGCTAAATTAAATCATAAAAATAGTTTACTTAATTAAGTTAATTTCAATTTAATAGTAAGGTTAAGTATTAGGTAGCTTATTAATTATTGGTTCGATTCCAATTCTTACAGCAACGCAGAAAGGAGGTTGAAATTAAAAAAGGGATTTTGTAAAAATTAGGTTTGATTATGACAAAAAGGAAAGACTTTTAAATTGAGTGATATAATCAAAGGATTTACAAACGAATTTTTTATGACTGATAGGAAAGACTATCATTTTTTTAAAATTATGAATAAATTAAAAAAGTTTTACAAAGATTATTATTTATTTTTTGGAATTTCAATGTTCATAATAGGTGTTATTTATGGAACTTTAAATTTTAATAAAGATAGGGTTAGACTTCAAGAATTGAAGAAAGAAAATCTAAAATTAGAAATACAAATATTGAAAATAAAATTATCTAAAGATTAATCTTACCCACCCTGTGTAAAAAGTATAATTAACCCCTATAAATAATGGGAACTGAAAAATGAAAATTAAAAGAGCTATTCAGATATTAAAGCAATCAAACCAATATAGAAGAGATAAAAATGTTTCTGCAAAACATCCAATGCCAAACCCTAAAGATTTAGGAATAGCAATTGATACAGCAATTAAGGAATTAGAAAAACTTTAGAAGTAATTATGGGAAAGAAATACATCAAAATATTAAAAAAGGATTTTAAACAAATCAAAGAAGTTTTAAATCCAGAAAACGGACATTCTGCACATCATATAATCACTGAAATAACTAAAAATATTATTCCAGAATTATTTGAAGATAAAAATTTAAAACCTAATAATTGGTATAAACACAAAATACATTCAGGTTTAGTTTATTATTCTGAAATAATTGAGGAAAAATATATTACTGGTTATGGATTTACATCATATTTAGAATATTGGGATAAAGTAAATTATTATAAAAATCAATTAGTGCCAGCAAGCAAAAAAGAAGTTTTTGATGCTTTAAAAAATGAAGCAATAAAAAGAGGTTACCAAAAAGGTAGAGAGTGTTTATTTGGTTTATCAGAAGAAAAAAGAAAGTTAGAAACTAATGATTTTTATTTGAGAGACTACCGCTTATGTATTAATGATAATAATAATTGTGGTGATGTTATTTTTCAAGATGGAAAATGGGCTGAATTAGCGGAGTTACCAACTCTAACAAAAATTGAAGCAGAAGAAAAATATTCTATTAAAATCATAGATTAATTATGCTAACAGGTAAATGCAAGAAAGATTTTATAAAATATAAAACAGCTTTAATTTTTTATTTTATACCAAGAAAAATACTGAATTATTTAATATTCAGATGGTTTAATATTAAAACTGAAATATGTATTGATTTACAAAACTGGCAAGATGATGGATTTGATTTTGCTGTTCAACATCCGTATTTAAATAAAGTTTATCAATCTCAAAATATAGCAGGAAATAGAGAGAAAAATTTTGATAAAAATATTGAATCAGCAATTAAAAAAGCAAACCAAATTTATAATGATTGCTAAATGATAGGAGAAAATATAACAGTAGAAATCAGCAAAGATACTTTAGAGAGCTGCAACGCTGAATTGCTTTTTTTAGAGATTAAAGATTATTTAGAAGAGAATGGAAAAAGAGTTTAGAAAATACATAACAGACTGCTTTAAAATTATAATAGCATCAATTATTGTTTTAGGTGTTTATGAATTATTAAAAAATTAAGGTTATGGGTGCAATTACTTTTTTATTAATTCTTATTTAGTTCTATATTTATGTTTAAGTCTAAAGTTTTAAATTCAGGAAAAAAAGATTTTTTTAAGAAAAATAAAAAAACAATAAACAAATCATCCTCAACTAATATTATTGATGTAAAAAATTCATTTAGTTCAAATTGTAAATATCAAAACTTATTTTCAAGAATTAGATTTTTAGATAAAAAAATGATTCCTGAAAAAGATAAATTAAATATTGTAATTACAGAAAAGTCTATAAGCTCAAATAAGTTTATAGATTTAATCGAAGAAGAAATAAATGAAATATTTTTATTCGTTTCTAAATTAGATAATAAGAGATTTGAAGAATTAGAGAAGTATCATAAAAAAATAACCCTAATAACTGATGATGTAGTAAATAAAAAAACTGGTTTAAAAAATAATATAATTTGCGCTACCCACGTAAAAGCTATATTAATAAAAACAGTAAATAATTACTATTCTTTTATAGGTTCTGGAAATCCATCATATAACGCAAGAATTGAGCAGTATTTTTTATTTAACAATAAAGATGTTTTTATGAATTTTAAAAATGGAATATGCTAAAAGAAAAACGTTCAGATGTTAATGCAAGATTATACTCGAAATCGCTAAATAATATAAAACTACCTAAAAAAGAAAAGAATATATTTTTAGTAGAATTCGATGGACAAACTCAATTAGATATTGTTTTAAAAATAGCAAGTATAGATAAAATAGAATTTTTAGATATTGTTAGTTTTAGATTGCCGTTAAAAGCTATCTACCTATTGGAAGATGCAAAAAAAAGAGGAATGATTAAAGTTATAAATTATTATTTATCTGATTCAATACTTAAAATGGTGCAAAGCACTTATAACTATTTAAAGGGTAAGAATGTTGTTTACGATAATTTTCATTCAAAAATGTCCTTTGTAAAGACAAAAGAAAATAATTATATAATTCAATCAACAGGTAATTTTCATTTTGAAAAAGATATAGAAGCTACAACTATTCATAATTCAGAAAAAATGTATAACGATTTACAAGAATGGTTAAAAAATATATAAAATGCCTGGAGGAAATAAAAACATAAAACCAGAAGACGGTAAAAAGTTTTCATCAGAATATCAACCACAAGAAAAATGGACTGAAAAAAAATCTTTAAAATTAGGAGCGGATTTAATTGATTGGTTAAAAGCAAGAGACGAAGATGGAGAAGATAAAGGGAACATATTTTATGAAGAATTTCTTGTTATAGAAAGGGATTTATATCCTCAACTAATTACTTATTTATCTGAAAAATTCTCGTCGTTTTCGAAGCTAATAGATAAAGCTAAAAAAATACAAGAATTAAAACTTGTTAAATATGGTGTTGGGGATAGGTTAAATGCATCAATGACAAAATTTACTCTATCGAATAATCACGGATATTCTGACAAGCAGGAAGTTCAAAATGTAGAAATACCAAAACGTCAAACTGTAAATGTTTCAGATTATAAAAACAAATAACCTCTTTGATAGCACAAACTACTACATATTGGAAAATTAGAGAATTAGAAGAAAAAGAGGATGTTAATATTTATCTTCTTCAAGGAGGTCAGGGAGCAGGAAAGAATGGCGCAATGTCTTTAAGGTTAAACGAACGTGCAGAAGATGAAGAGATATTTAGAGACACTATAACCATAATGACTGATACTTATGATAATTTAAAAGATGGTGCAATAACTGATTTTGAATTCGTGTTTAAAGAATGGGGATTAAATTTTTACGATTACTACAATAAACAAAATAAAACCCTCACTTGGTATGGTAAAAAGATACAATTTAGATATTTAGCAGACACAAAACCTGACAAAGGAAAAGGTTCAAGACGTGGGATATTATACATAAATGAGGGAAATAGAGTTGGTTGGGAAGCTGTTAAGCATTACATCGCAAGAAGTCAAGAAGTTTACATTGATTTTAACCCAGACTTTGAATTTTGGGCGCATAAAGAATTACTCCCTAAAGAAAATTGCGAGAGGATAATTTTAACATACAAGGATAACGAGATGTGTCCTCAAAGTGAGGTTGATTACATTGAAAGTCGAAGAGATAATGTTGAATGGTTCAAAGTTTACGGAAAAGGCGAAACAGGAACATATTCAGAACGTCGAGTTTATCAATATCAATTAGTTGAAGATGATGCGATTCCAAAAACAGCAAAGAAACTACCCTCTGGAATGGATTTCGGACAATCGCCAGACCCAACTTGTCAAGTAGATTTATATTTAGATGGGGTTGATTTGTATTTACACGAGATATTTTGTGAGAATAATTTATTGCCAGAAAAACTAAAAGGAGCAGAAAGGTTAAGTATTGTCGATAGAAAAGACCAATTGATAATGAAAATTATTAAAGCGACTTTTCCAATGGAAAAACTAACCAAAGAAGATGAATTTTATTTAGGTTACGAAAATGATAAGAATACTAATTATTCTGCAGATGAAATTTTAATAAGAAAAGAAATTGCACGCTTAAAGTCTTGGCAAATTATTGGCGATAGTTCTGGTAAAACTGAATTATTAGATTTAAGAAAGCACGGGTATAATGCAAGAGGTGTCAAGAAAAAAAGCAATTCACAAGCTGATGGAATTAAAAGGCTTCAATCTTACAATATAAAAGTAACAGCATCAAGCAAAAATATTATTAACGGTATGGATAGTTGGTTGCGAAAAATAGACCATAATGGAGAAATAGTGCCAGAACCACAGGGACACGAGCCAGATACTTTAGTTGCTCCAAGATATGTAATGTTAGCAAAGGCACTTTGGTAAATTAAAAAATAAATTTAAAATAAAATATATGAATACATACAAATACACTAACAAAATAGATGACAATTCAATATTTGAATGTGTTGTAAATGCTACTAACGAAGAAGAAGCAAGAGAATCTGTAAAACCTTTACTAAAAAAGCATAATTGGAATGATATTGATAAAGGCTCATTTCAAATAATTGATAATACTAAAAAAGGTGTAGTAATGGATTATTCTTATTATGAGTAACATTATTTCAAAAATTAAA